TGTGGGGAGGATGGACTCGACGTCGACCTAGTGCGGGAGGGGGTGTTCGTCGGGGGTGAACGCGGGAACGACGGCGTCGATGAGTGCGGTAAGTGCGGGGTGGCGGGTCTTGAAGTGCGTGTTCGTGTTGGTCCGCGTTGTGTAGTTGATGTCGCCGCGGGCCTTGACGAGTGCCGTCATAAGTTTCGCGATGGTTTCAGATTGCATTTGCTTTTAGTTCCTTCCTGATTTGAGTCATGTCTTCGGCGACTCGGTCGTTGACCGCGTCGAGAATGTCGAGCCACTTCGCCGAGGCTTCGTAGCTATGAGAGTATAGCGCGCTCGCGCCGCCCTTGCAAACTGCGAGGTTCCACTCGAAGCCCGCGAGGGCCATTTGCGTCTGTATTTGTGCATGATAGTAGATGACGCAGGTCGGGGGGTTCTTGCGGAACTCGCCGAGGATGACCTTCGACTTCCGCGCGCGGTCGCGGGGTTCGCGGTCGTAGCCGTTCGCCCATGCCTTCGTCGAGAACTCGGCGCCCTGCTTCATCTCTAGCAGGCATCGAACTCCGCGGGGGAGTCGGCGAAGTGCGCGCTCGACGTACTCCGGCGCGACGAACATCTCGGGGCGCGCGAGTCCGTCCCACTCTTCGGGAACGTAGGAGAAGCCGTCGAGGGTGGTCGCGAGGAAGGGCCAGCGTTCGTGCCCGATGAAGTAGTGGCATCCAGCCGTGATGATGCCGGAGTAGTCCTCGAAGAGTTGCCGGTTATGGTCCTCCTCCGCCTTCCCCCACTCGACCGCGGTCGGGTTCTTGAAGACGGGTTGCTCGTTCGTGCGCTTGCGTTCGATGACGTCCTCGGGGGTGTCGTTCATCCACGACTCCTTCCACCATCCCATCTCGACGAGTTCGTCGTGGGTGAGGAGCTTGAAGATGTCCGACGCCGAAACATAGCCTCGACGTTTACGAAGCCATCCGGCCTCATCCTTGACCGCGTCTGCGAGGATTTTCATTTTGTCCTTTTGAAGCGTCGAATAAATGGCGCGACGCGCTTGCCGTAGAAGAGGTGGAAGAGTCCCCAAAAGTTGAGCGAGACGTAGAGCCAAATCACCGGGTTGTCGATTGCGAGGTAGGTCTCCGTGAAGACGAAGCATCCGAGGAGGAAGGCGCGGAGGGGGCGAACGATGCGCCCTTGCCCGACGAGGTAGTGGTCGGCGACGGACGAGAGGAACGCCGCGACCACGAAGAGATTGAAGAAGAGGTTGAAGGGTTCCATGTCATTCCGTGACGTCCTCGAAGAAGGGGTCGCAAACGGATTCGCAGTAGCGCGCCGTGTGCGCGAGTCCCGCGCGGACAATCTTCGAGACGTTGCGCTCGGTGCGCTTCGAGGGTGGAGGGAGTCGGTCGGCGAGGTAGCTTTGAAGGAGTGCCGCGCCGTGTCCGACGCAGGCGTCGACCTTGCGGATGAGGATGCCGCCGTCGCCGCCGACGATGGCGAAGGCGTCGGGGTCCGCGTAGAGTAGCTGCGCGCCTAGCGACTCGCCCTTCCCCATCACGTCCTTCGCGATTTCGTTGATGACCTCGGCGAGGGTCTCGGGGCTCGGTGCCTTGTTCGCTGCTTCGAACGCCGCGCGGATGCGGGAGAGGGCGAAGTCGGAGCCCGACTCGCCGATGAAGAAGGTCCCGTAGTCCCACCACTTGCCCTCCTCCATGAGTTGACGATAGCCGTCGGAGTAGCCGACCGCCGCGTCGCTCGCGATGTAGACGCGCCCGTCGGCGAGCTTGCTCGCGTAGACGACCGTCATCGCATCCCCCCGCCGTGTAGTGCGTTCGCGAGGTTCGCGCCGAGGAAGATGCCGAGGAAGACGCCCCACAAGAACGGAGCCATCATCGGTCCCTCTTCGTGCCGCGCCGCCCGCCGATGACGGGGAAATGGGGGTTCGTCTTGAACTTGACGCCGGTCTCCGCGAAGCACTTCGCCGCGCGCTTCGAGGGGAAGAAGCCGACCGCCTCGCCGTCGATGAAGAGTTGCCAGCGACACGCGCGGTCGGCGATGCCGGTCTTCACTACACTATACGACATGAGCATACCTCTTGAGCTTTCGGATTTTGGAGATGGTCGACGGGTTCATCTCGAAGCGTTCGCCGAGGGAGACCGTCGTCTCGGTTGACTTGCGGATGTAGCGGACGTCGGCATCGGAGAGCCGACCGCCGCGCACGGGGGACGCCTCGCCCGCGCGCACGGGGTCGAGGACCTTGCCAGTGCGCGAGACGTCGGGGACGTTGTTCGGGATGAGCGCCGAGTAGTCGACGAACTTGCGCCCGGAGTCGTGCTCGACGGGGTTGTCCTCCATGAGTTCGGCGGGGACGAACTGCACACCGCCGTCGCCGTCCTTCGCGCCGCGGATGTGAACGACGCCACGCCACCATGCGAACTCGGTGTTCGCGTTCCAGTCTTCGAGCTGCTCCGAGGACGAGTAGCATCCGACGCAAACGCCGTGGATGCGCCGCCCGGAAGCCGTGCTCTCGGTGTGCCATCCGACGAGATGCGAGTGCCCTTGCACGCTCGACTCGTGGTTCTTCGTGACGAGTGCCTTCGCCGCCGTCAAGCCGGAGATGGGTCGACCGCTCATCCCCGTGGGGAAGTAGTGTTGAAAGTTCCACCCTTCGAGGTTCACGTTCTTCTTGAACGGGTGAACATTCCAGCCGAAGGTTTCGAACTGCAAGTCGTCCATCGAGACCACGCCTTCGAGGACGGGGTTCTGCGCCGCGAGCATGTCGATGCGCGCGTCGTGGTTGCCGAGTGTCATCTCCCATTGCATCTCGGAGGGGTCGGTGATTTGCGCGAACATGAGTTGCTGCGCCTCGACCGCGCTCGCGCAGTCGGGTTTGTATCGCTTGCCTTCGAGGGAGAGCTTCGAGGAGTGAACACAAATCGAAGCCATGTCCGCCCAGTCTCCAATCGAGACCACGATGTCGGGGCGGTGGCGGTTGATGTAGTCCCCGAGAACGGAGAAGCGTTCGTTCGAGTAGTCCGGGTGCGCGTGCGCGTCCGGTATAATCATGATGTGCTTGCCGGTCATGCTAGAAGTCCTCCATCTCGTCGAAGAGTGATGTGCGTCGTAGGGTTCCCGATGCGTCGCGAACGTAGTCGAACGTGAGCCACTCGCATCCGTAGGTCGACTTCGCGAGGCGAACGCGAACTCGTTGTCCGTCGTCGTCGGGGTTCGTCGAATCCTTGTGCGCGAGGAGTATGATGCGCGCCTTGTTTTCCAAGTCGCCCGACTCCTTCAAATGGTAAATCTGCGGGACCTTCTCGCCGTCGCCGAGTCGTCGGAACTGCGAGATGCACATGAGCGCCGCGTCGCCCTTCGCGCAGGCGCGATGGCATCGAGTGATTGCTTCGGAGACTTCGTTGCGTCGGTCTCCGTTGCCGTGCCCTCGAATCTCTTGGAGGTAGTCGACCCAAATCAGACGACACCCCCGCGCGCACAAGTTGTCGATGCTCTTCTCGACCATCTCGATGCTCCCCGCGATGGGGTAGGAGAAGAAAAGTTTTTCGAGTTGGTCCGCGTTCGCGACGCTCGCGATGTGCGCGAGTTGCGCGTCGTCGAGCTTCTTGCGGCGGATGTCGATGGAGTTGATGCCGGTGAGCGCCGAGAGGAGCCGCGTGCCGACCACGTCGGGTCCGTCTTCGAGGGAGACCATGCCGACCTTGACCGGCGACTCTAGCATCCCCGCGAGGGCGATGGACGACTTGCCCACGCCCGTCGCTGCGGCGAGGATGCCGCACGCCTTCGGACCGAGCCCGCCGAGTTCGACGTCGAACGCGGGGAGCCCGAGGGGGATGAGTTCCGGCATCTCGTCGGTGTCGAGGTGGAAGGTGTGGACCGCCTCGGAGATTGTCTCGGTCACGCCGAAGACTGCGGAGGGGTCGCTCATCCCTTCGCCGGGGCGTTGTAGAGGAGGATGGACGCAAGGGCGCCGAGGAGGGCTTCCGCATCCTCGCGCGTGAGCGTGAAGGTGCAACAGTCGCCGCACTCGCGGACGTTGATGTCGACGTTGAAGCCCTCGGTGTCGATGCTCTCGACGTAGTGGATGAGTTCGAACTTATCGCCCGCGAAGTCTTCGAGGGTGAGTGTCTTCGATGCCTGCGAGCCGATGGTGAAGTCGTTGTTGATGGTCGTCATGATAGGGTCCTTTGAAGTTCGTCGAGAAGTTGTTCTAGTCTGCGACCGATGTCGCGCCATTCTGGTCCGGGGAAGGGGCGCACTCGGGCGAGGAGGTCGACGGCTCCTTCGAGTTCGTCGAGGGCTCCTGCGAGGTGAGCGTGGGCGGTGGTAGCCGCGAGTATAGCTTCGTCTGCAAGCGGGTCCACCACGCCACGACCGCAGCCCGCGCCGATGGAGCACCTACAAGGTCGCCCGGTGAGAGAGCAGATAGGAGTACGCGCATACGTCACGACCAAATCCCGAGGAGCCGCTCGCGGTATTCCTCGTCGGTCTCGTCGGGGAGTCGTGTCTTCCCGACGAGGTTGCCGTAGGTGTCGAGCGTCGTCCCCGCGATGGGGGTGATGGGGATGCCCGCGAACGTGATGCCGGGGTGCGTCGGCTCGTCGTCGAAGAAGTCCTTCTCGGTGCATCCGATGGGCGGGTCGCCCGTGTCGTCGAGCCGCATGAGCCATCCGACCCAGGTGTCCTCGTTGTAGAAGACGCACTCCTTCTCGATGCACTGCGCCTCGCGTTCCCCTCCGGGGATGTAGCAGGGGCCGCCGCAGTTGGGGCAGTCGTGCGGGCAGTATTCGAGGGAGGTGCCGGGGAACTTATCGCGTGACATTGGTCAAGCCTTTCGGGATGAGGGCGAGACCGTCGTCGCCGAACGCGAGGTCCGCGAGGAGCGAACGAACGCGCGCCTTCCTCGGGGTCGACTTGGTCGCCCACGGTAGAGGGAGGGAGACGACGCGCGGGGAGTAGTAGCGCGTCGAGTATTGTTTCCGCGAGCCTGCGACGTAGACCGGGGCGGTCTCGGGCAGTTTAGCGGCGGCCTTGCGCGCGATGTCGCGGGCGAAGTCTTCGAGGAACTTCTCGCCTGCGGTTGCGCGGGTCTTGTTCTTGCCGATGACGACGACGAGCGGACGGTCCATCGAGAACTGCGCCTCGTAGGAGACCATGTTCGCGACGGCATCGAGCCGCGTGTCGTAGTTGCCGACCGCGTGTTCGCCGTTCTCCGAGAGACCGAGGAACACGTTCTCGCCATCGGTCGAGACGACGATGAAGGTGGCTTGATTGTGTGTCATGGCGTTGGGTCCTTTTCCGGTTCGAGTTTCTTCTGCTTGTCTCTTCACTTCTAACATGCGTCGACTCCCCCTTGATGTCAAGGGGGGTCAATCATTCCGCGGGTTTAGCCGGGGAGAACTGGCGCGGCGATGGGTTCCGCCTCGCATCGACAACCGAAGCCGGAGCCCGGATGCCCTTCTTCGTCCTCCTTCGTTCCGCCGCCCATCGGGGGGTCGGACCATCGCTGCGGCGTGTAGTGGAGGACCGCATGGTTATCGCGGACGACGTCGTCGTCTTCCGTGACCCAACGGTAGGAGGTCACGCCCTGCGAGGCCGCCACGCTGCCCAGCAGTTGCGTGTTCAAGTCGAGGACCGCAGCACTCGCGCCCATGCGCGCGCGCGACGCCGCGATAGAGCAGCCAACGGACACGCCCGCCTGCGCCTGCTCGGGGGTGATGACGTGGTGCAAGCCGGCGACGATGACGTTCCTCGTGATGGCGAGGGCGCCGAGGGAGACCCCCGCGCGCGCGAGCCAGTGGTCGACGTTCGTTGTGACCGCCGCGACCTGCTCTTCGACCCACTGGTCGACGAGGTGGTTCGATGGTTCGTTGACCCATCGCCCGAGGAGCGCCGAGAGTTGCGCTTGCTTCTGCACGGACAACCGCGACGCGAGTCGCCGGAGCTTCGCGCGGAGCTTGCGCTCGTCGATGAGCGACGCCGAAGAGATGCCGAGGAGCGCCGCGAGTTCGAGTAGCTGCGGGTCGTCCTCGGAGTCGGTCCGCCACAAGTGCGACGCCGCCATCCGCGGGAGAGCGATGCGGGTGACGTCGTGCATCACTTGCGCGCGGAAGGCGCGATAGTCGCGCTCGATGTCGAGGGGGAGCATATTACTTCTTCGCCGGGGGGAAGGCGCCCTTCTTCGGTGCGGGGGGTAGACCGGGGGCCGGTGCCTTCGGGTCCTCCTCTTCGCCCGGTGCCGGAGCGCCGAGACCGAGGAGCGGGTTGATGGGGTCGGGCTTCGCTTCCTCCTCTTCGCACTTGCCGTCGGGGAGGGGGCCGAAGATGGCGTCGAGTGCCGCCGCGTCGAGGGGGTAGGATGCCGCCGCGATTGCCTTCGCCGTCTCTAGGGGGAGGGTGCCGTCGGCGGCGGTGGTTGCGATGGCGACGAGCCCGGAAATCTGCGCGCCGTTCAAGGCCGCCTTCTGCGGCTCGCTACCTGCGGGGATGTCCAAGGCATCCGGGGAGCCCGCCTCGGGGCTCTCCGGGGCTGCTAGGCCCCCTGCCGTGGAAGCTAGGGCGTTCTCCTCGACCACGGAGTTCTCCGCGTCGGTCGCGAGACCTGCTTCGAGCTTGTCGATGTCGATGGAGGGGAAGAGGGTGCCCTTCTGCTTCGCGCGGGAGAGGGCGACCTCCTCCGGCTTCAAGACCTGCGCGGTCACGTAGCCGACGTCGGCGCCTGCGACCTGCGCGTAGTTGTTCACTTGGTCTTGAATCGAGGGGGTGAGGAGCGGGGGGAAGCGGACCGCGAGGTCGTCGGGAACTTCTCCGCCCGTGGGTCCCTCGGGGTCCGAGAGGATGGCGCGGTAGAGGTCGAGAATAACGGGACCGAGTTCGAGCGTCTGCTCCTTCGCGACCTGTTGGTTCCAAATCTCTAGGTCCGAAGTTCCGGTGCTGTTCATGCCCTGCGGCGACTGGCCCCACAAGACGGTCGACGGCATCCCCGAAGCGCCGGAGACGCGGTTCATCGCGGCGCCCACGACGTTCGCTGCTTCGGCGAGTTGCGCTGCGACTCGTTCGAACTCTTCGTTTTCTCCGAGCACGATGGCGCGGTAGTTTGATTTTCCTGCGTTCAAGAGGGCGAAGCGTGCCGCGAGGAGGTCGGAGTTCTCCGAGGCGAGCATCCGAAGGAGACCCTCGACTTTGTAGACGGGGACGCTCGATTCGGCGAGCGCGTGGAGGACCGCGGAGTAGGCTGCTTCGAACTGCTTGATTGCTTCGTAGGCTCGACGGAGGACGGAGTCGCCCCACCCTTCGAGTTCGCGGAAGCGTTTGTCGGTGGTGAGCACGCCGTAGAACTCGGCGAAGTAGGAGGTGTGCGCCTCTATCATCTCGCCGCCCACGGTGGTCGGTTGTCCGTTGACCTCGCCCGTGAAGGTCGCGGTCTTGTAGTCGTAGGAGAGGACCCGCGAGTAGCCCTTCGATGCGACGTCCGCGTCCCATGATGCGGACGTGAGGTCGACGCGGGAGACGGGTCGGAGGAACTTCATCGTCTTCTCGTCCTCGCGCTGCGAGGTGAGCTTGCCCGACTCGGAGCCTATCATCACCGCGCCGCCGCCGAAGAGCCGCCCGTAGATGCGCGCGCGCTCGACTGCGTTCGTGAGCTTGAACTCGGTCTCGACCTGCTCGACGATGTCCGCTGCTTCGCCATCGGAGAAGTCGCCCGACTCCAAGGAGTAGCCGTTGCGGAGTGCGTCCTTCGTGACGAGTTCGACAATCTTCGCCGCGATGTCGTTGTCGCGGTAGAGGTCGGCGAGACACTCGTCGTCGAGGTCCGCCGCCGCCGAAAAGGTGTAGGAGGTGAACTTGTCCACGCCCGAGATTCCTGCGCCGGTCGTCTGCGAGATGAAGCCGTCGGAGCGTAGGTTGAGGTTTAGCGCCGCGACATTCGCGAGGGCGTTCGCCCCTGCTTGCGCGTCGGTGCGGGTTTGCTTCTTCTCAGCGTAGAGCGCGCGTCGTCGCGCGTTTCGGTCTTCGGTCGTGGTTGTCATTTCAATCCTTGTGCGAACTTGCCCGCGAAGCGGAAGGCGTTCGCGATGTCTAGTGGGGTGTTGCCGGAAATCCACGCGAGGTAGTTCGCGGTGGCATCGACTTGGTCGTCGTGTTTCAGGGAGGGGAAGCCAGTCATCTCGCGGATGTATTCCGCGAGGTCGTAGGTGGGGGTGCGGGGGTAGAGAACATCGCCGCGGTCGAAGAGGTAGGAGACCGTCGAGGCGCGCGCCTCTTTGGAGTTGCGCCCGGTTTGGAACTCGTGGACGTTCTCGATGCCCGCCTTGTCGAGGATGTCGAGAACCGCGAAGCCGTTCGCCGTCTTCTCGACGAGGATGTTCGGGGAGGGGAAGCGTTTGATTAGGTCGAGGATGACGTTCGCCGTCTCGACGAATCCCATCTTCCGACGAACGACGTCGTCCATGTGATGCTTGCCGGTCGCGAGGTCACGCGCCCACATTTGAATCACTGCGAAGTCGCTCGACTTCTCGCCCGAGAACGTGAGGTCGCAGGATAGCGTCCACTGCACGGACCGAGGGAGCGCGTCGTAGCGCGCGTCGAAGTAGTCCGTCTTGAAGATGTTCCCGT